CTCAGGAGCATTATGAGGCACCAGGGTAGGATATGCACCAAGTCTAGACACTTCATCTGCCCATGAACTACTAAACTGAGGGCTGCAATAACTGCACCGCAGATTGCAAGCATGATTGAAATTGACTTCAACATAACTGGGAACAACATCTTCATCTCCTGTCGAATTTTTTATCTGTTCAAAATCCACGGCTGCCCACGGCTCACCTGATCTGTAGTGTCGATCACTCAGCCGGCCTAGGTCTTCCATGTTCCAGCAATAACTACATTCTTTAGGACGTTCTTGCTGCAACATTATCTTTCGCTGAGATTTTTTATGATCAGTGTTATGCAGAGCCGCAGGATTAACTGCTATTGCCACTGGATCAATTGTGTGTAGTGGTGGATGATAACAACTGTTATTGAGTCCAGTGGGCAAATGTAGGCTCACCTGTTTCCATTTGGCCAAGCACAATGCTGGCCCCAAATCGCGGTGCATCTGTTCAGCAGATGATAGAAAATTGCTTTTATTCATTATATTTTTGTTATATCTGTGTTGTAGTGCTGATTAATCAGTAGATTATAATTGTGATCTAATGTATATTGCATATCCCAATACATGGTTTCCAACCGATCGTGACTATGCCCTGCGATCCAATCTATTAGATCTAATATACGCAAATATCTCTCACGGCCTTCATACCCATCATATGTTTCGTCCCAAAAATCGCCGAATGTTCTGAATCCCATTTGCCTTAGATAATTTAGGCAATCTTTTGCACCCATTAAAATCAATGGTTTTTTCAGCAGCATGGGACGTACTGTTTTTTCAGTTATGAAAAAAGAATTACCGCTAGTGTAAGTTTCTGCCACTATGTCAATGAAGAAATTCTTGTATACTCTTTCCGTTTGTTTAACAAATCCGTCAGTTAGTGTTGCACCAGGTGTGTATTGATCAACATCTTGATGGTAGCACGGAAACTGAGAAAACACATTAGAAAATTTAATTAAGCTATTAGGATCATATTTCCACAATTCTAGAATTTCAAATAGTTCTCGTTGGTCTGAATCTGCAGGATTAATCAAACAACCAATCTCACTGATAGACTTATGCGACGATAGTAGATGGGATGCAATACCTATTCTATGCCATAGCGGGCGACCATATAACGTCCCAAATATCGATTGACGATTCCATATATGATGAGCCCGATCAATCGGTCTTGCTATGTCGAGAAATTTCCACGGGGCCGTATAGGAAACTTTGTATTGATTATGACTTTCCAATATGTTACCGGTTTCTATGGTAACATTACTAAATTTAAATTTATCCAACCACTTATATAACCCAATGGTGGTCGAACAGCATCCTTCGGTGCCATTGATTATAACAATGTCTTGATTTTGATATTCTATTAAAAAATCAACCAACTCTGACAGATTCCAGATAAAAGTATCAGCTGGAATAATTTTAAATCTCATTCTATTAGAAATCCCGATACTTGTAATGTGTACTTGTTTTGCATGCCTGCATTGGCTGATAGATGCAAGTGGGAAGAGTCCCACAATAGTCCGTCGCCTGCATTCCATTTAACACTTATCTCATCATCGTATTGAAGAAAATGTCCTAGTTTCCAATCTTCAAGATAAATGTTGGCACGGACTTTGGGTTCTGTTCTATCCGGATATTGTTTGTTGATTTGATAAAAGGTATCTCGGTGTAGCGGTATCACACATCCCGGTGGCTGAGAAATACTGCTGACCGTAATTACTTCCATTCCTAATTGTCGCCCAATCTCTACAAAATCAACATCGTCTTTTTCCCACCATAGTTGATGTATTTTGGTATTTTCATAACAATAGGTAGTAGGAAATCCTCCATACCGATCATGGATATCTGTTAGTTCATAAACCTGGTGGCTGATACAGCTACCTTCATGTTGAGCATAGTCAGCAGACAAAATCTTTGAAAAATCATAATCTAAATTGATTATTTTAAGCATATCACCATCCTTCTTGCTGGCGTATTACATCTATCTCTCGAACCATGGCACCACGGTTATGCCAATTTGATCGATAGTGATATTTGAAAAACGCACTCTGTTCAGCCTCTAGGATGGCCATTGGCAAGTCCAATTGAGTACCAATCTCAGGACCTAACTGGTTACTTAGTATGCGTGGTTGGACATCTTTCACGGTTTCCCAAATTTCAGCTAACGCATCAAAATCTTGAACCAACGTATGATCCCAATTGGTCAGCATGGTCATGTAGGTACCTTGTCTGGAACCAGCCATGCACCACTCTCCATTTTCCACGTCCGAACCAATATTATGCCATATGGTCAAATGGTCGAGATTTCTCAACACTTGATTCTTGAATTCTTCAACAGTAGGCCGGGCACCTTTGTTCAAACACATCTTTACACCTTCGCGGAATCCAGCGCGCCATGCATGGAATGGCGATTGAGCCGGGTAGGTTGTGCTGTAGCAATCATGCATGGCCCAGTACAACGGATCAAAGCAAAACTCCACTTGTGTTTCTGTGCGGCCGTCGGTGGCTTCATGGGTACGCATGGCATTTGCAAATTCACGTGTCCATGAGCTGATGCCGCCGTTGCCGTACATGAGTCCATTCACATGATTTCTGGCACGCCACCGGAACACTGCTCGTTCATAGTCAGCTGTGGGGAATTGCAATGTCTTGTTGAAGAAATCTGCGGATGGCAAGTTGTCACCATCTACCAGGATGAAACGCTCGGTATCACTGGCTGCGGCAGCGGCTTTGTGTGCTGCGTCCGATCCTTTGATGCCATCCACACGCTTGGCCCACGGGATCATGTTTTTTATCTTTACCCAAAACTCTTCACGTTGTGGCTCGTCGTAGGTGAGATAGATACAATCTAAGTCTGCTATATCAATTTGATTCATATGTTCTTTTGCTCCATTTGGTAGTGGGTTGTTGTTCTGACACCACTATGCTCACATCAGTAGGATCACAAGGTGTGCCAGTGTCTCCGGGAATGAGTTTTACACTGGTGGTCCGTGCTATTTCAATCAACTTTCCATCCTTCACTCTCATGTTGGTGTAGGACCGCGCAAAAGTCTCGGCATCAATCTCAATATATGTACCTGGAACATCTTCCATGCTGTAGAATAATATACGTCCTTGATCGTCGTGGTACAATCTAAAGAACACCGGTCGAGGCTCGGGCATTGCATACAATGCAGCCCAGAATTGTTCTTCAGTTAAGGGTTGGTTTGACATGATAGTGAAATGCTCCTGATTGTGCTAGGGTCTGAACACGCAGATTTCCTCGATCCCATTCCCAGATCAGCTCTTTGGTCCAGTTTTCTGTTTGGGTACCAGCATGATGCCGTTTCATATGCACTATCCGGGGATATGTAGCAAACGGCAAAGTCACTGATTCGGGTCCTATTATGTGTGCTGCCACAGCATACACAAGATCAGTTGATGGCACATCTTCTGGAAACTTCAGTAGTTTGCGGTACTCTGCCCAATGCTCGAATATGTTACGCACCAGCCCAAAGAACTCTTTTGCAGTTGGGCTCAGTCTCCAGTAAGTGATAGCGTTATACACATCGGGCAAGTTGTTTGCATCAAACACTCGGCGATAATTTCTTGCTGGGCTGGCCCGATCTTGCCAGGTTCTGCAACCTGTGCTGATCACCAGATCACGCTTGCGGAACAGGTTCCACCAGTGATCGATTGAACTGGTGATCCACATGTCGGCTTCCAGTTTGATGGTTTCTCGGAATGGAGATTGATAGAACACTTGCCAATCATCTGCGTAGGCATTGTCAAGATTGACTCGTGTGATCACACGCACATGATCAAATACAGTATCTGTGACATCTTGATCCGTGACCAAGCACACCCTGGCATCAGGATGCCAGTGCTTGAGTGTTTGTGCCAGTGACTTCGCGCAGTTGAAGTAATCAACCGTGGGCGAGTTCCAGGCTGCTATGAGATAGCCTTGCTCTTCTATGACTTTCAACTATGACCTCTAAATCTCTTTTGCCCATGGCATGCAGATCCTGATTGGCTAGATCCACATGGTGTTTCTTTCCAGCTGAATCTGTCCATGTGATACGATAGCAATCTTCCTGCGTTTGTGTCAGTGTGTCACTGGGATACACATTGGTCAATGCACCCAAGATTGCATTGTGGGGTAGCACATGCCCATTCACGATGTTCATGGCCATGCTCAGTGAGTAATCATTGCGGTATGTGCTGCTGTGAATATGGTAGATATCTCTGTAATGCTGCCAGTGCTGTTTGATCATGTTCATGCAATCAAATATGTATTTGGCCTGTGGGCATTTTTGAAATTGCACCACCGTGGCCCATGACATGGGCATCAACGGATTTCCAAACCAATCTAGGTCTTGCCTTCCATGCACATCCACAGACCTTGCGTAGGCCTGCAGATCTCTACCGTTGCTACAGATGCCACGTAAATTGTCGCTGGCCACTATGTAGTCAGCATCCAATAATAGAGTATTGTGCCAGGGTGTGAGATGGTATGCATCGGGTCTGCCGGCGTTGTGCCAGGTCACGGTTGCTTGGTAATCTTCAAAATTCCTTGAGCCACCTGAGCTGGACTCTGAAAAGATCACTTGATCGAATACTGACAGATCTGCATGGTATTCATAGTCAGTGACCACTGCTACCGGAATCTCAAGATGTCTGTGTATGTTTCGTGCCGACCAAGCTGCCATGGCTATATAGTCAGTTTTTTCATTATTGAACGCAAATATCAATGCACCAGTGGTCATCGTTTTTTGCTTAACTCATCATGTTCTACTAACCAGGCATTCATCTGTTCTTGCCAGTGTTGCATGGCCATGAGTCTCAGTTGTTCAGGATTGATTTTTACTGGTGTTTCGTACAAGTCTAATATTACTGCGTCACCAGGTGGCACAGTGGCCAGTAATACCAAGAGTTCAGGACCAGCGCGCCACATACCACCGGCGTGGGCAAACAGCATCCGAGCCTCATATTTTTCTTTAAGCAAGCGTCTAGCAGATTCGTGATTGAATCTAGAGCGGGCATGTGAGATTAAACTTTCTGTGTCCATATGTGCATATTACACGATATGCAATCAAAAGTAAAGGGTTTTTGGACCCTTTACGATCAGACAGTGGTGGCAGTCACTGTTGGAGTTCCCCATGTATTAGAAAGATATGTTGTTTCTGGGGGAAAGTATGTGACAATGGTACAAGGTGCAGTTCCTGGAGTGGCGCCACTGGCAGCAGTTCCGCCTGATATTGGGTCAGGATCTCCGGGGCCAGAATCGTTGGCAGACCAAAGGGTTGTGATGGTGAGAACAGACCCAGTTGCATCTTTGGCCAAACTGTGTTGGATAAAGTCAGTGGTATATGGTGCAGTTGCAGAAAATTGTTTGTAAACGATTGTGGCAGCAGCACCAGATGCAAGTTGATTCCATCCAGTTCCAGTTGATAAAATTGCCGGGGTTCCTGTCCCGCCGATCTTGGTTGTACCTGTGTATGCTGTACCAGCGATGGTGGCTGATGCTGCACCAGCGGTAAGATAAATGGCACCGCATAGTGTGCTGGACAAGTCATTCCACGGTGGATCGCCGGTGAGCCCGGTACTAGATTTGGCTACTTGAATTTTGATAGTGCCACCGGCGTTGAAAAAATATCCGGCAGCCGCAGCACTGGAGAATGTCACTGTGTTTGTAAATGTTATGGTCCATGCTGCACCCGATGTACCGCCTGTCTTAGAGTTGGTACCGGTCCACCCAGTGTATTGCGTGCCTTGTGAAACTGCATTGTATCTGTTGGTGGTAACATTGGTAAGATCGGTGTTGACTGCTGCTAGCACACTGATTGTACTACCAGCAGTGGGGGCCGACCTTGCGGTAAGAGTCGTATTGGTATGGCTTCCTAGACTGCTCAAAGTATTGACCAGACTGGCCCATTGGGTGGCAGATACTGTGCCGGCAGCAGCCACTGTGGCTAACGCAGTTTGCCCATACGCAGTATTCCAAACATCATTGATATTAGCATTGGCCGTTGTGCTAACAAAACCATTATAGTCTGTTGCTTGAATTAATCCACCTGATGAATAAGTCATTGGTCAGTTCCTGTTTAGTTCTTGATGGTTACTATGGCTTCAATTGTACCTGAATCCTGGGTGTGTTTGTCAACCAGACTTCTTCCAATTACATTGAATGCCGTAGCTTCCCCTGTTTTTGCTGCTCTTGCCAGGCCAGCGCCTGCAGAAACCAATCGATCGCCTTTGCGGATAACGCCAACAACCTTGACTGGAACACGTCCGGTCATGGCCACTTTGGGGTGAGTGGAATCTTCTCCTGCTCCGCCATTCATGGTGTATGCTGGGTTTGTGCTGATAACACCAAAAACATTTTCACTTAGATCCACAACAGATCTAGTGATCTCTTGGGTTCCACCTAATTCGACCACTGTGCCCGGTTCTAATACATCATCGGCTGCAAAGCGTTCAGCAACGTCAGCATATAAAGCTGTGGTAGCTGTGGCAAACACTTGATTGAAGTAATTGCTAGAACTACCGATGTTGCCCACTGCATTGCTGCCAGTTTTGGCGATGCTAGACGTACTTATGTTGGCGCCGGTGATATTGCCAGTCACCGAAAGTGTGGTTCCTTGATAACCGCTAGCACTGACGTTCCCTGACAATACTGCCCCGGCAGCAGTTACGGTACCTGTTACACTGAGGATACTGCCATTGTAAATGTTACCAAACACAGTGTTGAAGAAGCTGGTGCTGGATCCAATATTACCAACGGCGTTGGATCCAGATTTGGTGATGCTCTGTGCGCTCAGTACATTGGCATACAAAGTGGTGGTATCAATCACTACCACATTGCTTACACCAGCCACGTTAAAGTTGATGTTGCCGTTGGTAGCACCCACATTACCTTCGCTGGTGCCATTAACAAACTTGGTAACACTAACACCCAGACTTAGACCGGTCAATTGACTACCGTTGCCCAGGAAGAAAGTGCCTGCCACATTAGCTGCGGCAGTAATATTGCCTGCCGCTGAGATCAATCCGCTGGTGCGCAAGTTGCCGCTATCCACGTTGCCCGAAGATACCAGTGATACACCCGACACCGCAGCAACAGAAATAATATTTCCACCAGTTACGTTACCAGTTGCACTAACCTGCGCAGCAGTTCGTAGATTACCACCTGTGATGTTGCCTGTAGCAGAAATTGTAGTGCCAGCAGTCATGGCATTTGACACAGCAAACGTACCATTGGCACCAACTGCTTGAGCTACGTTATAAGTTGTGCCGCCCACGTTGGCCTGGATCACCAAGTTGCCGCCGGAGATTGCACTCTTGATATTGGCATCAGTGGTGGTGGTATTCACTGCAAATACGTTAGCAGCACCCACAGTAAGCCCAAAATTGTTTAGCACAGCCAATGTGCCGGTAGTGGATGTGTTGGCCGTGGCGCGCATGAAGTCAGTACTGTCCAAGTTATCCAACAATGCTGCATTGGTCACTGTGCCTGCAAACACAGGAGAACCAGTGTTATACAGTGTAATACCATTGTATATGGTAGGGAATGTGGTAACGGTAGGCGAGGATGGGGTAAAACTGGAATCCTTGCTGACGATGGCCACTCTGGTATTGTTCACATACAAGCTGGTCACATAGTGAGGAGTAGCGCCCGAATCAGTGATCGTTTCTGGAATAGCACCTGCTGTTCCTTCAGCAGAAGTGTAGGCTGGGCCGACCACAGTCCAGGAAGCGCCGTTGTAAACTTTCAATTGCGAATTGGTTGTGTCCCACCATAGGTCGCCTGTGATAACATTGCTGGGTGCGCTGGATGCGCTGGTAGATCCGGTCATGACCTTGAAAGCTGTACCGTTGTACACTTTCATCAATGCGTTGGTGCTGTCCCACCATAATTGCCCAGTGAGCGGTGCACCTGGTGCAGTGGTATTTGCAGCATTTTCCAGCAAGTGGATAAAGTTTTCGTCTAGAAATTCACCGTAGCCGGCGTAGTTTTTACCTACCAGTGTCATGCTACTAGCGGTATTAACGGTACCATCTGCGACAGTAGCAAAAATTGTACCGTTAGTTAGATTGATTGTGTATGCCATTTTGAATTACCTGTTCCTGTTATCAATATTTATACAGCATTGATGTTAGTCAATGTCTGGATCCGCAGCGTGTAGTCGATCTGTATTTGCCGATTTAAACTCTTTTGCACTGGGTGGAAAATTACGTGCGTAATCAATCGAAGATTTTCCGACGATCCATTCCAGGATTTTAGACCTAGTTCGTCAAAAACATATTCACCATTGAAATTGGTTGAATTATCAAAAGCCTGCTGTGTTGGAGGCTCGCCATAATCCAGCAAGCAACTTACCAAAATATCAGTGTAAAGATTACCCGATGTGTGTAACACAGTCATTTTGTTATTTTCAGGATCAGTGTCAGCTGCTGAATTATCATCCACTACTTTTTGATAGGTTTGATTGTATAAGTCTGCATTTTGCCCAGTGGTATTCGGGGGTAGATATGTGATTACACCGGTTGGATCCACCGAACTGCCACCATTGCCGAATGCCATTAGATAGATATATCCTAGATCTCTATTGCTCAGAGTTTGCGCCATAGCGATAGAGATGTTTTCATAGTGGATAGCATTCTTTTTATCCACTAATATTTCTCCGGAATTTGGATCATGTATCTTTACAAATCCTTCAATTTTGCACAGCCCTGGAGTGATCATGCTCGCCCCTCCACATAGGTTTTTTGTGTTTTTGGATCGTAGATCCTCATGTGAGCTTGCACCGAAATTGTCCCATTTTCATTGGGCTTTTTGGGCCGTGGTGCTGGCACAGGTATCACTGGCTTGGTTGGCGTTGTAGTTGGCATGATATTTTATTTACCTTGTTTATAGACCACGTAAAAACCTTGCAGCAATAGTTTCAGTATCTTGCAGAGCAATACCATCACTTGGAGTGGTCGGCCCGCGTTGATACCAAGTCACTCCGTGGCGTACCAATATTGTGACTTCTACATTGGCCACAGGTGGTAGCAATGGTGGATATGCAGTGTCATCCACAACAAAATCCACAGCCAACGGATCAAAATCTGTCACAAACCAACGGTATTGGCTGGTAGCAGTGGTGTCACTGTAGGCATACTGGCGGATGCCAGCAACATATACTTCGATAGCAGGTGCTTCGCTACTGCTGTCAACAAAATCATCAACATTTATGCTAGGTGCATAGAATACCGTGGTAGATCCATCACCTATGCTAGTGTCTGAAACTATGTAATCTTGATAACTGCTCTGTAACAGATTACCACGGCTAAGATCATATACTGCTGCGCCTGTGTCATGATCTGCTGCTGCTGTACCAGCAGTACCTCGCATGAGCCCGTTGATACTGTTATCTACCAGATTAATGCCACGATACATGATACGTTCGCCATTTACGGTGCAAACACCAAACACACCAATATCTAAGTTAGGCTGTCCCAATGCGTTAGCATCTTCAACATACATGATATTACCGGTTGCAGTGAGTGGTTGCATCAATGCTGTGGTACTAGCAGGTGTGATACGATATGTGGCTTGTACTCCACGCATGTCCTGGAATATGCGGAATGCCATTGCATCAGGCACTATGCTGCTGGTCACTTCGGTTATGGCCATTATCTGGCCGGGCTCGATGGCACCTGATCCCAGTATGAGATATTCACCTTCCACTGTGTAATCTATGCTATTGGTCAGAGCATATCCATCTAGTGTGACCCATAATCTAGCAGCATTGACATTGGCACGCTCTAACCAGAATTGATTGTCATACACCGCATCTCCTTTGCTGTATGAGTAACTCCATTGTGTATCATTCACTGTTGCATAATCAAAACTTCCCGGCTGGCTGTTATATGCCGGATCATTTGGCAATGGGTCAAATGGATCTACAATTTCCACACCAGTAACTATTGGACCGTTGAATACCAAGGTCAGCGGATATTGTTGTGAAGTATCATTGAAGGTTGTTACACTAAACAAGTCGTCGAGATTGACTGCTCCCACAATCTGCAAAGTGGTACCGGCCAATTGATATCCAGCTTGAGTGGTCACTGTGATCAATATACGAGCACCAGCAGGAGGTGGTACATTAAACACGACCTCACGATCGTTAGTTCCTGAATAAGGTGTCACACTATAAACACCAGGCACACCACCAATACTTTGTTGTTGTAGTATGTTATCTACCCACACAATAACGTCTGTTGTGGCATTTATAATCGATTGACTGTACCCCCCACGGTTAGGCAATGCAAATGCCAATGAACTACCGTCACTGGTCCATTCACGACCTTCCGGAGGTTGTAATCTCAACCCATTGCGATCAACTATCATGTTAGCAAGATTGCTACCTTGTACTGAATTGGTCAATGTGGTACTCTTGAACGTGACAAAATTAGAATCTGCTACAATATATTGTGTTTGTGGCGCGCTCCAACTATACACTGTAGATGCTTTACCAGTGCCCGATCCAATTCCGCTAGCAGTGAATACTGTTCCTACAGTATTTGCTCCAGCACCGATGGCCACAAAATTAGTTGTACCCACTTCTGTGATGGTATATTGTCGGCCAATGATAAAGTACCCTGCATCTATGACAGATACCCCAAACGCAACTAGTGCTATACCATCGGTATCATCATATACTGCCCCTAGATCAACAATTGATTGCAAAGTAGGAACATATTCTAACCAATACAATGGATCAGCAATATCGATACCGGCAGGCACATCTTTTAATGCACGATAATAAGTCTCTGCTGAACTGCCATCATTGGTATTGACCAGGTCTTGTTTGGCATAGCTGTTTAGTTGATTCCAATCTACACTAGGTGTGTATGGAGTCCACCCCACTACAGTAGTAGATACACCATTTACAAATACTGCGATACTGATTATTTGTGCAGAATTGACTGGAATAATTGTGGTCTGAGATCCTGTTCCCGTGAAATTATCACGATACAATTGATTGCCGCCACCTAATTCATATGCCGTGACGCTAAGTATATCTCCGTTGGCCACAGTGAGTACTGTGATTGTTTGTAGAACCCAATCCACTGAATAATCAATATTCAGAGCCAATGGAAGATTAGTAGTGGTATTTGTTACGAAGATTCCCACTGGGTTCTCTACCAGGCCTGCCCAACTGAATGTGTCTGTTACCGCAGCCTCGTAAAGATAACGAGTGTCCGCTAATTGGAATCCATGCCCATCTCTGTTCCAATCAGCACCTGGACGTGTATAAACACGCAGGTCAAGTGTGTCAAATTCTGCACCATTCACTAGTTCTTCGGGGGCATGCCCTTCGTACAATCCGATAAATTCACCGCCATCTACGTTGATGCTGGTAAATGTGTTACCAAGTGTTGTATCAGTGAATGTGCTGGCATATATAGCATCCTCGGGAGCTGTGTCCAGGAAGTAATTTCCATACACTTGCACTCCTGGATAGTCCACACCGTCAATCAACAACGGCAAATCCAATCCGGGTTGATTTGGTCCGGCAACATATAGACCCATGGTACGATCGACACCAGTTAAATCTCTAGCTGGGATCAATGTCCAATCTTCAAGATTGAATGTGGGACCCACCACTGCTGTGGAATCTGCACTGGCAGCTTGCCACACACGATCATCGTAGCGTACTAATTGCCCATCTTGATATGTTCCGCTCGGGCTCCAATCTCTTACATCGCTAAAGTATTGGAATCGATCATACTTGATCGTGGTCTTGAAGCTACGTGCCAATCCCGGAGTGATCCTTGCATATGCTATGGCTCCAGAGCCAACACCGCCACCGCCGCTGAACGATATGCTCGGAGTCGATCGATAAACTGCGTCAGAGTAAGTGACATTCACTGCCACTACTTGTCCTAAACTGTTAATTACAGCAGTTGCTTCAGCAGCCAGTCCAGCATATGCCAGAGTAGCAGTACCGTTGGTTTGTAACCCACTGGTAGTGAAAGTAGGTGGCTCGATTCCAGTGATTCCATCCACGACCACTGTGTAGAGATTGGTTGTGTTGTTGTTTGCATAGAACAGTTGCTGATTGATAGTCACAGAGGTATTACTGGTCCATGCATCACCCACAATCACTATTGGAGGTTCTGTGTATCCTGTACCATTATCAACAATTGTTACAGCAGTAAGGGTCAGCAGATAGTTGTTGTACCATTGATCGTACGGGAATGTGTTCCATACTGTGCTGTTAGCAGGCAAATCGCTTAAGAAGTTGGCCACATCTGACGATCCGTGTTGATAAGGCAGCAATATAGGACTAGTATATTGAGGTGTGGTCAGTGTGGTATTGTAGTAGGCTGGTAAATCAAAGTCAGTGAGACTGCCCTGGAATTGATCAAGCCCGTTATATCGTAGATTGAACTCACGTAATTGCACATGGTAAGGTTTGACTTCTTTTATGTAATCCAGCACAAATTCTTGATTGTCCCTACGATAGTTTTGATAAGGTACTAGATTTCGAATTCTGTGATCCACATCGATCAAGCTGGTCTTGACTAACCATTCTGGTGCAGAGAATTCGCTCAATACAAAATTGAATACCAATGTCAATGCACGATTGCGTTCAATCGCCAATTCGTCAATCAACAATTCTTCATTAATCGCTTGTATGATTTTTCGTGTTTCTTTTACAGGTTCTTGATCATAATATTGTGCATCAAATACTTCAATGTCAAATCCAAATCTGCCCAATTGATAATCCCACAATTCGGCCGAGAATGCAATAGTACCATCCTGTAATCCCACACGTTCCCATCCCGCATCGGTCAATAGATATATTTCCCATTTACCTTGAGCATTGGCTGTGATTTTCACACTACTACCCACTGCCACGGTTAATGTATCTAATCCAGCTTTATTAGGTATTGTGGCTATGACTTTACTGCTGGAATTGTATCCTGGAAGATACCAGTCGATATAACTCCAATAGTCGGCTGTGTTGTATCCTTGCACAAACGATAGTCGTAGAAGTCTTTTGCCTGCTGTTTGATCGCTGGCTGCCACTGTGTAAATGGTCCATAGACCTTTGTTGTCGCTGTCGGTCACTACCAAATAGCGATAGCCCAATGGTACAGTATAGATGTTTTGGAATCCCAATATCTCTAAATTCGCCACACGTAGATTCCATAAACCAGTTGCTGCACTTGGTTCAGGTTCGGCGCTGTTGAGCAAATTAAAACTGCGACTTTCTGAGATTGAATACATGGACAACACATCATTGACCCTGGTGAGATAGTTTTTAAGTGCAGCAAATCTATCCACAAACATACTTTGTCGTGGGCGGAACTGCACACCATATCGCTCAGCCGGGCCGAGATTTGGATCTGGTACGTTGTTGCCAAAGGTATCCACACCGCAGAAGCTGTCTTGTAACTTACGATAGAGATTGGTACTCAAGAAGGCGTCTGGTTTGCCTTCGGCTATTAGTTCATATTCAGTATGTACGTTACTGTCTGTGGCTTCTCTGTCAAAAGATATGTTGATCACTGTATCAGATGCCACGATGTACTCAGCGGCATTGTACAGGGCAATGGTGCTAGCATTTATAGGTGCCATGTAAGTGATACCACTGGATTTAGGGTCAGTGATATATCGTGCCACAGTGGCCACACTCAGTGTTTTACCTTGTTGAGTAGCTGTGGTTGTGATACCTCGCACCCAGAAATAATATTCAGTAGCAAATATGCCGTCTCTGGTAAGTCTGGTATTGATGCTGTAGCTGATTGTGCTGTATGGTGTTCCCGGTCCGGTATAGTTGATCGGAGGTACCGGACTCAGTATCCATTGATATACATCTACAGAACTGCCCGGGAATAGTTGTCCCCAACGACGACTAGCATAAGTTATGTCGTCTTGATTAGGGTCAATGAATCGGACAGTACTGGTGTCCCACCATACTTCGCTTGTGTGTCCGTCCCACCAGGTGGCACCGTTGATGCTAGTAGGGCCAATATTATAATTGGCCGGATCTATACCGCCGATGTAGTCAATATTTTGTCTAGCTGCACCTAGAATCTTGCCTTGTAATGGATCAAAGAAATCAAAGAACTGTGTAGTAGCACTGGTGACCCGATCATATGCAAACACTCCATTGATCAGTCTGATATCAACCACAGGTTGTTGTTGTCTGATCACTGTCCAAGCTGGGTTACGATCGGGATTTTGGAATACAAACACACGACCGTAATCTGCTGTGCTGTCTCCTACATCATTCTTTGGTGCGCCTGCTACTAGAATGCCATCTATATAGTTCACGGCTGTGCCAAATCCATCTAATGTGTTGATCTGGCTGTTGTTGATCTGTTGTCCAAATATAAATTGCCCTGGATTTGATATGCTGAGAGTCGAAGATGGCAAATAATCATATGCATACACAGCACCACTGTTATTCACTGTGGTGATGAAGGTGGTGCTATCTGCATCAAAATCTGTGGTGCCATCATCAAACACTGTGATCAGATACAGAGTACCGTTTGGTGCTCCCACGACCACAGTGGTGGCCTGATCCGAAACACTCACGCTGGATCCAAACGCACCATATTTTACAGGATATGGACTGAGGATCGTTTGTGTAAATGCAAATGTCTTGAATGCCAATGTAGTGAATGCTGTGCCAACTGAGCCCGGCGCTACTTGCAATTTATTAAATGCCGGTGCTGCATTGCTGTTCTTAACAGACACTGTAAGATATCCGGTTGAATCCACTATGGCAACAACATTTGGAACTGTACTGTTTATGTGGGCGGCCAGCGCACGTACATAGATGCTGGCAGCCACAGTTGTTGTGGTCACTGATGACCAGTAGCTTGCATTGCTCAGTGCTGTGGCAGCAGGCACAGCCTGCAATGCCAGATAGATGGTGTATGTGGTACCTGACAAGTTATAGACCACATCATTTTTGTTGTATGTGGTCAAGCTGCTCCAGGCAGCAGGAACTGTTACATCCATGTTATTCACACGCAAGGTATTTCCTGAAGTCAGTGCAGCATTGGCCACTGTGGATGTGATAGTTCCGTAGATGCGGCTTTGATTTACATCACGTTCGACCACGCCGCCTTTGTAGATCTGTACGCTGCTTTGCGGAACACCCGAATACAAACTGCAATCATATGAGCAGATATCCACAGTCTGCCCAAAATTCGAAAAGTTGGCTATGGTATTTTGAGTAAGCTCTTGCACCTGTGCAAATTGATTGGTTTCAATCTCAATCACGTCACCATATTGCAAGTCCGCATTGATGGTCACTGTGTTGGCACCATTCCAGTAGAAGGTGTTGTCTGCACCAACTACACTGTCAGTCTGGTTGGTCAAGAATACATTATTAACAATAACGCCGATCGGTGCCACCGGGGTGCCTAACAATGTAAATGTTACGGTTGAGCCATCTTCACCATAGATAAATCTTTGTACGTTGCGATCAAACACATATACAGATCCTGCTTCAACATTCCCACTTTCGGTACTGTAAGGTGTGCCAATTAATAGTTGGCGGCCATCTGTGGTACAGGATATTGAATGACCAAATCTGTCAGATGAACTTAATCCAATGGCTGTGATTGAATTAATATATGTGAAATAGCTTTTTGCCCTGGCCACAATAACTGCACCAGCAGCAGGACCTGTTCCGGTAAATGTCAAATCCTGGGTGACTGTGCTGAATGTGTAATCGATGTTGGGGCGATACAACACATTATTGACTTCAATACTGAAGCTGTAGATGTTGGTAGCAGTGAAGAAATATTCGTTCAATGAAAATACCGTAGCCAACGTAGGTGCAGTATATGCGATATTGAAATTACCCAATGTACCGCCAGTGCCTATTGAAGTAATGGTAAGCACAATATTGTTGGTGCCACCAAAACTTGCGCCGGCAATGGTTATGGTATTACCCACGGCATAACCCGAACCAAATGATGTAGCACCTACGCCGCCCTGTGTTGAACCCGGTTGTCCAACTTCACCGCGCACACGGATTATGGTAAATTTAGCACCAAGGCCGCTGCCACTGGTAGATGTCTGTGGCACATCATAATAGGTCTGTGCATCCAGCTGTTGACTGCTGATTCTTTGCATTTTTATCAACACACCCGAGGCAGGAGCTGTGGTAAATGTGACTTTGTTGAATGCTGCATCCACTGAATAGCCTGACAATTGAATATTGCCATCCAATGTGACTTTGAGCTGGCTGCTGTTGTCGATTTGTATCACGTTGCCAATAAGGAATTGAGTAGTAACCCCGTCGCCTAGCACCGTGATAAATTGGTCTTCCCAGGTCACTCGCCCGTAAGCATAAACTGTGTTCAACCCTGGAGCACCAACGTACATCCAACGTTCATCTAAGCTCATGGCCACGGAATATCCAAACTCTCCGGCACCAGGAGTGGTTGATGTAGTGGTGCCTGGCAGGGTCAATAGCTGCCATTGTGCAAATGGATTCACACCAGGTTGCCCTAATGCAGGATCTCGGTAGATCACCGCAGCATAACCATTGTTAGTTTCGCTACTGGGTCCGAGACTCTTGCTGGCACCGGCTACTGCCCAAGTTTGATTACCAAAATCTATAGCATTTCCGTAACCGCGAACACCGGTACGATCCAGAGTCAGGATGCCATCGGCGTCGGCTATTGGGCTGACCGGAGAGTATGTGTCCCCTGAATTTTTAACATATACATACACAGCACCTTTTTCGGTGACTGTACCAAATCCATATCGTGGGCTACCCACAAACAATGCTGCTCTTGCGCTGGCCTGTGCCACAGCAGAACCATATTGTTCTCCCGCATCCAACAGTACTGGGCTGATCTGTGACGAACTAGTGAATACATCTTGTTTCTGTATCACCTCCCAAAGATCTTCACCATTGTTATCCACCCATACTATGGCACCTGGCAGGATGTCGTTGGCGTATGGCAGATTGATCACGTCCGACGCTTGTGCCACACGCATGGTCTTCAATGTGAATCCCAATCCGGTACCATCGGCCACTGTGCGTTGGTTGGTAAATTGGAACGCAATATTCACTGTGGTTATATTGGGCACACTTAGTACATTATATACGCCATTGACTTCGGAATCAAAGAAGTTGATGATCAAGGTATCGCTGTATGATAAGCCGTGTGGCTGACTGAATATCACTCTGCTGGTTCCGTCAAGATTGTCGCATACGTGCTGTATGGCTCCCGGAACAGCCTGCGCACGATAGATATTCCAGTCGTAGTCATTTACTTTTGCGACCCATATTGAAGTACCAACTGCAATAGCATCAAGGTTGGCCGAGATATTACCCAGATCGTTTATGTCAAATACTGTGATATCTGCATCATTAAGATTTACATATCCAGCAGTTGGCAGTTGTATATCTGTAGGCGATACAGTAGTAGTCGGCATAAAATCTGGAGAAGTCAGTTTGTAACTTTGCTTCCATATGTCGCTAAACAATATCTGTTGATCTGCAGAGCTAGCTTGTTGTGGCAATACCACTTGTACTAGACTAGGGTTGCTGCTGAGATATGCACGATTCAATCTAAGTTCAACAAAACTACGGTTGGCATTGGCGCCATATGTTGCTCGTAACACCGCCCAGTTTTCATAGATACTGTAGTCAGCCGCTTCTTTTCCTAGATTGGCATTGGAGAACAGCTCTGCACTGATGATTGTGCCTTTAGAGCCCAAGAACTGTCGATACACATTCAACTGACTCACATCATCTAGATTTAATGCAGCCATGTACTGGCGAGGACGGAACCCAATCAGTCCATAGCTTAACAAATCATTATCGGTTTCAAGATTGGCAGAATTGATATTGTAACTGTTGGCCAATTGATCAGCTTTGTTGGCCAAGTTAGGCAACAATCCCAATTCAATTTGAGTGTAATCGCTCTGTGTCCAATCATTGAAGTTGAATTGCGCACTTGGTTGTACGATGTTTAGCGCACTCCAATACACATTCTTGTACTTGACTATCTGCCCTTTGGTATAGCGTTTTAACCCAGTCCATTCTTGCACATTGTCTAGATTGAGTATGAATCCAGGCGTATCAATTTGTCCGGTCCAATCAGCAGTATTGGATGCTATGAGTATCAACCGGTTTTGGCGAGCACCGGTGGTAGGTTGATACATAAGATCTCCAAACACACTCTGATTGTCTAACACAATCATGTGCTCATAGGTAGTGTATTTTAGATCAATGTAGCTTAAAGTCTGAGTAGTCAATGGCTCACAAACAAATGTATTGCCTATACGTACCACATTGAGATTACGTGTGGGCAATTCTCTATTGTTCTGATCCAGTAACACATTATCTATGGTTTGTACCGCGATGCTGTCTACCACTGCTTGCTCACGAGTGACTGTGAGTTTTGCTGCTAGTGGGTTGAGATTCAATAACGCATTCTCCCCCCACCCTTGTTGGCTCCAGTACAAGAATTCATTGCACATCTGTCCCCAGTCCAATACATATCCATTGGCACGATCGGTAAAGGTTATTCCTTGTTGTTGTAGTAATTGCCCATAGCTTAACAAGAAATCACAAACACTTGTTTCATTGGTGAATATGGTTCCATACGGAACTTGAACCACAGTGTTGGTATAGAAGGTAGGCACACGCACAGTTGCGCCGCCCGAAGTTATTGTACGCAGTTGCCCTGTGGACTTACTGGCCAACACATTGAAATACGGTTGTGCCGCACTGTATCCATACACAGCATATCCCCCGGTCACATTCTGTATGACCACTGCCGAGTAGCTGGTGCGATCAAATGGTTGATTCTTGTACAACAACAGATTATAACTTTGATCAGGTATCATCAAAGTGGTGTTGGTAGAATTAGGGCTGGACTTTTCGGTGAATATTTTGATGTATTGTTTGTCTGAGAAACTGGCCATGCGATAGCACAATCTCACGTCAAGACTGGCCAGATCAGCTGTTAGCTCATCAGTAGAATTAATACCACTTTGGCGATTGTAATCAACTATCCAGTCAATGTAGCTGGCTTTGCTGACTCCATTACCATATACTTCGATGCCATTGGCATCTAGACGATATCGATCATTCAATAGATACTGCCCAAATTCCACATTGTATCGATACAAGTCACGATCAGCAAACAATGCAAAAAACTTGGCTGTGCGAGTCACTGCCAGCACATGCATCACTGCAAATGGATAGCTAGAGCTGTTCCAGAACGAAGCTTCAACTGGGCCGCCATCTCCCGGTGCCCAACTCTTCTGGAATTGAGCATTGGCATAAGTTCCCATGGTGCTGTTGAATGGGCTGAGTAATTGCCCTTCATCACCAGTGGGAATAACTGGTGCCATGGAAGGATACGGGCCCGGTCCCCAAATACCGCTACGTGGGGGTTCGTCAGCAGATCCTATACTGGCTGGACGTGCATATTCTGGGCGGAAATACGGCGCCACTGGGTCAGCAACATAACCAGCGGCCAAATCATCCCACAACACCAAGTTGTCGCCGGTGTATGGTGCCGGACCATATTTGCCTTCCCACCACAGCGGCTGCTTGCTGAAGCCCAACATTTCCCAAGGAGTATATTGTGGTTGTTCGGTGTCGTAGAAATAACGATTGATACCGCGCCAGGCTCCTAGAAGATTTTCTTTGCTGTTTAATTTGTTCTGTGCGGAACTGTAGTTCCAAGTAAATTTGTTGTCGGCACGGAAATTTTGTGTGCGGTAATCAAGTTTGTTAGCACCCACGTAGCTCAAGAAATCTTGATTCAATATGTTAGTAATTTCAGAATAGCTGAATCCTGTGTCACGGAACTGGCCTGGTAAGACATTTTCGATAGTAAGTGGTACCGGATTTCCATCTAGCTTGAGATTGTTATAAATCCTGGTTTCAAATTCCAGCAGTACCTGGTCGCGAATATCGTTGAATAGCGGAGTGATAGATCCATCATGACCTTGTGTTACCTGCACCATACCACCGCTGGCTCGCTGAGTAATAACCTGTGGAACAAATGCTGGATACAATCCCAGTTTAGTCGGGGTGTTGGGAGCAAAACTTCCATAGGTGGCGCTGTATTCTTGAAGAACTAATTGGCTCCCCAACGGCAGATCAACTAGAACAGTTATACGAGGACCATCTGTGGCCACTACATAGTCACGGTCTCTTGTGAGCAATGCCTCACCTAGATATACATTCATTCCCAAATAATTAGCTGAACGATAATTATAAACTTGTACTGTATCAAAACTGCCAGTATCAGTATAGCCAATGGTATAGGTAGTGGTTGTATAAACTGCACCAGACGGTAACATATCAGACCAATAGAATGGCTGTGTTTCAACGCGACCCAGGGTAACATTTTGTATTGCGGTGTCTAATATTTGCGAGATAGTATCAAAACCAATAGTTTGTTGTGTCACTGCATCCAACAGCTGATACTTGTATTTGTTATATTCTCTAGCAGCAAAACTCAATGAAGCAAAGATATTGTAGTCCGGTGACCGTAAAAAATAGCCAGCCAATGTCATTGGCGCACTTTGTTGCAATATAGTCAATCCATACGGAACTAGATTGCCCAGATCTCTGGTGTTGTTAGATCCATTCACTGGCCCTTGAACTGTCAACAGATTTTGACAGATACTTTCATAATGTGTTCTTATGGTGCCCAGTGTAAATTCCGGACTATTTCCATTCAACGGATTGTTCTGCAGATTGATAGGCACTTGATAAAATGCTGTGGCGCTGGTCTGATCACTCAACACCAACACTTCAATGATATCACCGGGTATATAGGTGTTGTTTAATGTGATTGTTGTGCTAGTATCAGTAGTAAGATAGCTATAAACACCGGGTTCCTGGAATACTGACCCTACATATATTTTAATTGGCGGGGTATTATTAACTGAACTGTTGGCTTTGACATCCAGCTTGAGTGTAGCACCGGTATAGGTAAATTTAAACTGCTGATATGTTTGACTTTTTGTTGCAGCAGTCTGCCATCCTATTAGGCGTTGATAAGTTGCACGAGTGTCATACTCTCTCACGGATCCTGAGCTGATGTCAAGTGTCACGCTGGCATTATCAACTACATACAAGAAAGTATCTTTGTATAAGTTATTAACAAAAACAATATCACCCACGTTGTTGATATTGAGATATTGCAAAGGAAACTGCAATATAGGATCTATTATAGTAGTATCGCCCACTGCATAGCTGAACAACTTGCTGCCAGAAAATGTTGAGCTTTGATACACCGTCTGATCACCAAAGCTGTATCCAGAGGTGTTATATACATTGAACAACGGTGCCTGTTGTACTGCGGTTTTTTGTTGTGCTTCGATCCAGTTGGTGCCATCAAACCAAAAAGTCACACCAGCAGATGTTACGCCATTGAGACATACAGTACATTGATCGGCCAATACTTCACCATCTTCCGCCGGTGTGAGATTGATAATAGGCTGTGCGATCAGCGGAGCAACAGTGTCTGGCACAATAAATGACACAACATATATCTTGTTTCTGACACTTTGATCTTCGTCTGCTGCAAATATCACTCGACTGCCGTCAATCAATGTGTATCCATCAATGGTATATCCAGTGGATCCTTCTATATTGCTGAATGCGTCGGTCTGAGCAAAATCAATTATATCAACTGGGGTTTTACCTTCGGTACCCATGTTCCATAGTCTGATATCAGGACGGAACTGGATGATCGGACGTTTGGCTCTATAGTTGTTATCGAATGTTGCCACAGCATTATTGTATTTTGCTGTGGCATTAATCACATCAGTGTGGAACCAACGATTACTACGGCTCCATGCATTGCGATCCAAGCTAGCACGATTAATAGTAAGATAATCAGTTGTGTCGGGTTCTGTATAGATTGTGCTGTCGTTGGCATCAACCACATACAATTCAGGAGTCACAAAGTTTTCAACGGGTAACAGCTCAATTGCAGTTCCTACTCCACTTACATAATATTCCAAATCGCTGACCACTGTGGCAGTGACATTGCCACTGCCGATATCCAATGGATATGCCCCACCACCTTTTTGTGTGCTGATGCTAAATTGTATCCCATTAGCTGCTATGCTCTGTACATAGTATGTTCCGGGCAAGACGCCGCCAATGCTTTGACTGAATACTATCTTTTCTCCAACATACAGATCCGCTGTGGATGCTGTTGTGAGATAATTGCTGCCTGGCTGAGCGGCAGTAATCACCAATGGAAAAGTTCCCGAGCCATAAGTGGCCGGTGACACATCACCAACAAATTTTACTTTGAGTCCGTTTGTAAAGACCACACCATTTGGGCTAGTATAAGATGGCTGGCCCAAGATGGCATCAATAAACAAAGTGGTGCTGGCTGTTTGTTCTACCAAGCGGATACGGCCAAAGATCTCCGGATCTGTGCCGTCTTGATAATACAATATATCTTGTGCAGCGGTCAGCAAAGGAATGCGTTCAAATACACCAGCTGCGGTTTTATACCATTGGGTATTGCTGTATTGTATCCCATATCTTGCTGTGAATTTGTTCAGCACCGGAATATCCGAGATCTTAGACAAAGTCATGTAGGTGTAATGATCAACAGTCACATAGTTGATCTGCCACAGCTGATAACGATCTTCAGGAGGCACAGGTGATGACTGGCTGAAGAACGTGGTATCATAGCTGCCTACTAATCCGTTGTTTGAACTGGTCTCGGTCAATGGATCAAAGAACGTATTCACTTGCCAGCCACCGGCTTCAGCATCAGTCACGGGTTCAGTGAATACCAATGTGCGGCCGTTGAGATTGGCTGTGCCATCGATGCCGCCGTATGTGGCCAAGAACTGCTCCACCGGTTGGTTATTGACCTGTTCAAATTTGAGATCACAAATTATATCTACAGGAGTGATCACTAGTCCATTAGAATTTACTCCAAACGGGGTCAATGAATAATAAAAATTCTGTGCAGTTTTTTGTGGCACATTGAATACCACTGTACCAAGGTCTGTACCATTGTCGGATACTCCCAACACATCTCTTGAACTGATATTTGGATTGTTAGGATCTTTGCCATTCACTCCAGGAAAGGCTTGTATCCAAAATCCTGGTCCTGTACCTGGCACGCCGTCCACGATGTTTAGCGTACCTTGCATGTTCATTTGTGTTTGGCTGGCATAATACAGTGTGCTAGGTGCGTCTTGTGGCACAGTGAAGGTGACCAGGCCAGTTACCGCACCATTTCTTGTGACTCCAGTATCATACACATCGCCCACTCCTGTGACCGGTGCTGTCTTGATCCAGAATGGAAAGTCTCCGACAAATACCAAATTAAACACATAGGTGTTACCACGCACAAGTGTAAGAGTGGGATTGCGTAATCCATCCAATAGGTATGCAGACGTTCCTGAATTGCCCACACGATAATTCACAGTTTCTTTAGTGTTCTGTGCTATTTGGAATGTATAGCTGCCACCACGCACAAGATCGATCACTGGATTGTCGCCAGTTACTCCTGAGAATGTGTAGACTCCATTTTCACGTGTGACTGCAAAGTTGTCAGTGGTGGGGATAGCGGCTGCTTGTACATCCACTGCATCGGGTCCGGCCGGCAGCCAGAAATACTGGCTGAAATTCACAAAGGTATCAAAATCTACAAACGGATCCCAGCTGTAGTATTCACTCTCATACAGTCGGTCAGGTCGAGCACTATCGCCACCACTGAATCCCACTGCATCATTGATGCCCGGATAGGTGATGGCATTTTTAATAGTGTTTGTATCAGGAACCAAACTGACCACGCCGGGTTCAAGTTGGTAATCGGTTCTGATAGCATCTGGTTCTACCACATAATTGTCATTGGGATTCACACCGGGACCTACTGTTCGCCCGATGTATCCTTGTGTTTGCTTGAACTTTGGCTCTTGTGTGAGTTGATCCAATGTGGCAGCTAGAAACTGCTTGTTGGTATCAGTCTGAAAAATCTGTGGGAGTAAATCTACCGAACGTACAGTGGCCATTAAATTACTCCGCTGCCTGGTGCAGTACGCAGATTGGTACTGGTAAGTGCTTCAATCACTTCAATATTGTCAATGGTTGCTGCATTAACGAACAACTCATTGGGGGCCGACCGTACCTCATATAAATCACCAAAATACTTCTGTGAGTTCAGTGGTACCAATACCACTGAACTGATGATGGTTCCTAACATACGGTGTAGATATGCTGCCAGCTCAGAGAAATAAAATGTGTCTCCAAAATTCCATTTGTCAATGCTGAAGTAAGTATTCATCTCGGCCACAACTGAACTCTTGATCTCACTGGTGCTGGCTGTGCTATTAGAAGCGCGAATAACTTTGATGGTAGCACGAAGTTCTGGTGCTGCTTTCATACCAAACATTGGTTTAAATATCACCGGGTTCAGGATAATGTTGTCGCTGATCATTTTGTAATTCTGCAGCCCTTGGTATGCTGTGTTCAGTTCGTCAATGGTGGGTAGATCAGGTTGTGCTACTGTACCAGTAGTATCTCTGATCCAATTTTGATAAGAGGTGTAATAGGCCTGGGGCACCACATACAGATCAATGATATTGGTAGTGCCTGGATCTATCCTGTTGGTTAATGGTGAGTTGTGACGATACTGATAGTAAAGGCTCTGGCGTCCTGTACGTGCTATCCACCCTGATACTTCAACTAATGTGCGTACTCCAGTTACCGAAATGCTGAGTTCGTAGAATGTGTCTTGGCTGTAGGCATAAAATACCTGGCCCGGAGACCATTCACTCTTGACCAATTCAATATCATCTATAGTGGCATAGTCTGAATTCACTCGTCCTTGTTCTACCAACAGATAGCGTTGCAAATTATCAAAATCCACAGTCTGCTGCAAGAAAACTAATTTTTCATTTGCATTTGTGGCAGGAGCCACTATTTCTGTAAAGAAGTCTGGATTGTCCGGCACACCATCACTGTCAGAATCTCGATAGCTGACCAGTACCTGGAAGTCATCCACGTATCCATCACTTTCAACTGGTTGGCCGATGATGGTCATTGGAATATCACCAGGTAAGTGTGCAGTAGAATCTGGTTGTGTATTGACTGCCAACACATTGACATAATCCTTGATCACTGTGCCAGTGCGGCTGTCATAAACTTGTTGGCCATCATAAAAGAAGAATCGGGTCTGTAATACAGATCCAAAATTGTATTGTAATCCACGGAAAGTAATTGTGTAGCTTTGATTCACTGTGACAAACTGTATCAACCAACTGGCATCTGTATTGACCCCGTTGGTGTTACCAGCCAGGCCCGGTACTGTTTGGCTCCAGGCAGCATCTTGATCCAAGTTGGTGCTGGTGATCAGATACCACGAATACGGAGTTCCTGTGACAGATCCATCGTTGTCGTATCCCAATCCAAAATTGCGATACAACACGATCTGCTCACTGATGGCTGTTTCCAGAGACAATGGCAAGTCTGTCACAAACAACGGAATGATGCTGTCAACAATAGCGCCGGTAGGGACAAAATTGTTCAATGTGATTGGTCCTGTACCGGATGGAAGATTACCCAATCCACCATTGTACCCATCCCCAAGCACCTGTAACGGGCTGGCCCAGATTTCTACTGTTTCATCTGAACGAGTGGGAGATCCTTGTACCAATCGATTGTTACGATCAAAATAGTATCCAGTGGGTGAAACGAATTTGATCAATGCTCCTGGTGTCACAAAGTAAAATGGGTTTGTTATGCTCACAACATTGCCCACTGGTATGGGTGTGCCGCTGGGCCAAGTGCTGCTGACCGTGCTGTTACGGAAGAACCCAGTGGTTTGATTGGCCAGAGTGGTACTTTGTTGCCAAGTGCTCAGTGCTGTGGTTCCTGTATTGACCGCTTGACGAGGAAAATTTGCATAGTAGAATTGCTTTACAATGGGCGCAAGCAGTTGTGGTTGCACTTGATTTGTTATGACATCTGCGATTTCATTCCTGGTATTCCATGTGAATAGTATGGTAGGCAATACATTTTGTTCCCATAGACCGCCGTCGCTGCCAAAGGTATTGGTACTACTGTATTTGCCGGTGTTATCCACTAGATCAAGATAACGGCTGGTGCCGATGCTGGCACGATTTACTGCCTTGCTCTTGAGAATGGAGTTATACTGAGTGTATGGAAAGAGATTGTAATCCTCGCCATTGACCATTCTGTTTTGTGTGTAATACTGTGCCGGGGCACGTTGTTTGATCTGAGCGATAGGTTCGCGCGATTGACTATTGCTCACAGGTTGTGTGATACCACAAGTGAAAGTTACAGTTTCAAGATTGCCACTGCGACTGATATAACTGATAGGCAAGCTGACTGCTTGCATTTCTTCAGGATTGATAATGTACTGTAATCCATTGGATGCACGGACATAGCAACGGAATGTACCAACTGGTATTTCACTGAATACGCCGTCGCCAAACACCAATGTGATCTGATCATTGGCTCTGCTGGTCACGGCAAATATAGGACGTAGGCTAGTTCCAATCTGTTCTGCGGCAGCCGAGTAAATGTTTTCCTGATACTGCCATTCACGGTTGATGTTGCCCACATTATCCAATTGAAACAACCAACGATCTTCTTGATTGACACCGTCAATGTTGATATTTACAGTACGGTTAGAAATACGCTCGGGCAGGTTGAAGTCTTGATTCTGTAGCACGCCCTGCTTGAACATAAAAAAATAACCGGTGTTGTTGCTGTTGAATCCCAGCTGATCATTGCGGAACAATATGTTGAATGCCTGGCTGGGTTTAGGGCTTGGTTCGTATAGATAGTTTTCACCAATTGAAGTGCTGGTCATTGCTTCAAAGGGCATGTTGATTCCATCCACTGTGGCAGTATAAGGGATCACCGGCAAGAAACCCGGTACTAGATTGATGCCATATTCATCGGTGCGCACACCCAAGATAGTCTGTCGATTTCCTGGACGTCCCACACGTTGGGTATCAACCAGTGCCGCATTGATGATAGTGGTGAATTGTTCTTGCCAGTCGGGGTTGGTAGGATCTGACCAATCCACTGTGACGTTGCTGAGATTAACACCATTGTAATCTGTGACATTTTCTGTTGTGACAACAGAAAATACTTTGAGCAGACCTTGTGCTTCTGTGTTGCGTTTGCTGTGTAGCTGACTAAATTTGCCAACTGCACCACTGAATCTCTACGCTCGGCCGTGTCTATATAGTTTTCTCGTGTGTTGAGATCGGTACGGAAAGCCAGTGCTTGGCCCATGAATGCCATCACGTCCAGCAGAGCAATAAACTCGCTAGACTCAATGTAGTCGTTGAATGTTTCGGGATAGTACAGGCGCAGATAATCAACAAAACTTTTGCGCAGAGTTTCAAAATCGTAGCTTTGGAAGTCAGCTTCGCGATAGGTCTGGTAGATCTGTTTCCAGTCCTCTACTCCAAAGATTGCGGTTTGTCTAGTTGTTGCCATTGGTTTTGACCTTTTGTGCCTTGTTGTTTATTTATGGACACAAAAAACTGCGTAGTTTATCCTAAACAAAACTAGCTCGTCGGCTTATGATATCAAAGAATATGCCCAGGCGAGTGGCATCAGTGGATGGCGTGACAGTGACTTCTATCTGTATCAAGATACCGTTTTCTTCAGGAAATATCTGTATGTCCGAAATAAACACTCTGGGGTCTCCTCCGGCCACACGTTGCACTTCGGCCACTATGCTATTCTGTAGTTCTTCAATTTGATTTTCAAACAAGAAGTTCCACATTATGGTGCCATAGTCAGGACGCCCTGGCAGTTCACCTTGCCGGATATTGAATGCATTGGAAAGATCGCGTTTGATCAATTCAAAGTCAGTGAGAGTGAATTTCTTATACTGGTTGATGGTATTGAAACCTATGAATGTCTGCGCCATACCGTATTTACCAATAGAAATCAGCTGACATTGGTAGAGATACGTGTCTTCAATGCCTTGGCACGTTCTGCCAGGCTGGCAGTTAGTTTATACCGTTCTCGGACCAAGGCTTTGAGACTGAGTACAATTCTAAAGAATTCGCTTTGTACTCGAGTGATGTTGTTTGCTGCAAATACATCGCCGGTTTCTTCTATAACCTTGCCTGCTATACCATTGCCGCCGCCGGCTGACACAGCAGCATCATACTTGGCCAGTGCTGGGTCATATGTGAGGGCATATGTTTTTACCGCAAAGTCTATTGCCGCTTTGAGACTAAATCTCATGTCATCATATTGCTGCTGAGATATTACTTGTTGATTCTCTAACACTTTTAATTTTTCACCCTCGGCATTGAGTTGTTTTGTTGTGAGTTCTATGTCATTCTTGGCAGCTTCCAGTGCGGCCAATAGGTCGGCACGTTGCGTGGCTCCGCCCAACACTGGCGGATAGCTAACATAGCTGGGTTCAGGTATCTTGTCATTGCCCAGTACTCTTGTGGTAGCCGCAGTGAGTGTTTCTCGATTGGTGGTATTTTCGGCCGGAACAGGTGTTACTTGTGCCTTGAACACTTCGGGCACTTTTTGTTCAGTATATCTTACCGCATATGCAGTTGTATTAGCCACATCTGTATTAGAAACTCCGGGTGCGATTGCAGCCGCTGCGGTTGCGGCCGACGCTGGCACCCCGGCCGCAGCTGGCGCTCCTTTGAGCCAAGCTACAGCATTGGAAACACTTTTAGCAGCTAAGACAACAACAGCACCCAATGCAGGAGCACTAAGAGCTCCGGTTGGAACACCAAGAGTTGATAAACCGGCCAGTCCTTTGACCATTAGATCTTGCTGTATTTTTGCCTGGGCAGGCGCACTGGCCAGCAAATCTGCTCCACTTTTGATCCCCAGTTTACCGGTGAATGAAGATGCACTCTTGAACAGATCATTTAATGATGCACCTTTTACGGCGGCTAACAAAGAAGTTCCGGGTTTAAACACACCAGCTTTTTCCAACTGAGATGCATCGAACCCAAATGACCCTGCTCCTTTCAAGTTACTCAGTTTGTCTGTTGCTTGCCCCACTAGATTTTTCGCCGATGCCATGATTCCAGTCACATCCGGCACACTGAGTTTACCAATTGCGCCCAATGCTGGAATCTGTTTGGCAAAATCAGCTGTATTGATAGTTGCACCGCCAGGTACACCACTAATGGCCTTATTGAGTGTGCCGATAGCAGTGGTAGCAAATGATCCAATGGTACCGGCTGCGCCGGACAATGACCCCTGGAGATTTGATACTGCCGGGCCTATCGCTCCTGTCAGTCCTGGAACACCTGCAGAAAGACTGCCACTCAATGCACCACCTATGCCGGCTAGACTTTTTGATGCACTGCCTACAAGGCCGGCTGCGCCGGGTATGCCTGCGCCTAAAGAACCTGTGACCCCACTCAATGCTTGCCCTATTTGAGCTTGAGCACTTTGTAATCCAGCCTGGGCTTGTGTGGATGCACTCAGCACATCTCCCGGCTTGAGACCGATCAATGATCCTGTGGCAGCTTGCTTGTCAAAGATGGCCTTGGCTTGATCAAAGTTAAGGCCCGGCGGCCCTTTGATTTCAAACGGCTGACCATTGGGTAAGGTAAATGTAAATCCGGCCATGTTATTTCGCTATGATTTCTACGCCGGCGGGCACCGGCTCTGCACCCGGTGGCGGTGTGGGTTTTCCTTTTTCAAAGTTGAACGTAGGAACATCCACACCTTTGTTGTGATATGGATATGGTTCATGCGTGACTATCCTGCTGCAAATACTGTTCAAATCATCGGGTGCAGCCACCCAACCGTTGCTGGTGCTGAATTGTATGTCTGAAAAAAGAGTTTTGGTCACCGGGTTGGGTGTGGCAACACGGCCGGCAGCTGGTCCATTGATATCAACCTGCTCCGCAGTGACTATTAATTCACTGCCACTACCCCAGCTGCCGGACGCACTGTTGATAGTGAGGGCACCGTCAGCTTTGACTCCAATGGTGGCTTTGCTGTACATGGTTATGTCTTGTTGCGCATTGAGTACCATGTTGCCTGCACTTTCTAACTGCATGCGATTAGTACTTTTGATCTGTACGTTTCTACCGGCAAACATGTTGATGTCTCTGTCCGCGTGGAAATTTATATCCCCTGCGGTACGCATGTTGATAGAGTTGGTAGAATATATATCTACTGTGCCTTCTGCTCCAAACTCCAACCAGGTTTGCCCATTGGCATGAACAATATAGAAAAAGTTTCCGCTATCATTCATGGTAATCTGATGACCTTTGCTGGTTCTTAGTCGGAATAGTTGATTGTTATCTTCAAGGTCACCATCATCCATTACCAAAGTATGACCGCCCACCCGCCCTAACACCTCTGCCTGCCCTGGTTTAATAGTTCCGTCGTTTATTTGCTTTCGAATGTTTTTGGGTTTCATACCACCCTGATAGATAGGACCGCCCGGAGTACTCACTCCAAACACAGCACTGGGTGTTTCACGTTGACTGGAACTTCTGATGGGTCCGCGCTCAGGATCGTTTATAAGCCCTTGCTGGAACATGATGCCTGCCACATAACTATGTACAGGTTTAGGTTGATTGAAGAATGCCGGATTATTAAAAATTTCTGAGTTATTGGTATTGATTTCCGATACTGGCAATAACGGAACTGCATTAAAATATTGTTTTTGGTTTTCGTTATTGTCATCAATGATATATTGTGAACTGGACCCAATGGCCGGCAACATGCCGCCTAGCCCTTGTTCAGGCACAGTACCAATGTAGTATCCTTGATCTCGTTGACCGTTCACAAATACACACAGCACAGTCACACCCACATCCGGCGGAGTAAACCACATGCCATAGCTGTTTTGATTTCCTGGGTAGCTGCCGAGTGAGTCGGTAGACCCACCAGCAGGAGGTGGAGGGGTAGACCCACCAAATTGTTGCATGTAGCTGACCGTGGTCCAATTCTGAGGATCGTCCTCGGGCGAAGTTGCGGCAACCACATTGGTTCCGGGATTCCCGGAAACAAACGCGTCAATGTATACCTGCAGTCTACCAGATCTAGTAGGATCCACAGTAGATTTGATCACTCCAGTGAATGGACCAAATTCTGCCGGGTATCCACCACGATCAAATCTATAACTGGGGTCTTTTTTATTGCGCTGAATATTATTTGCCATTATGGATCTCTACGTGTTAGATAAGGTGGTATATTTACTGCGGAAGCCTGCAATGCATCAATTGATGTTCGGCCTGCACCGGGCACCAGTACCGGAGGTGAATTCAGTACTGCCCCAAATCCGTATCCGCCCACTGTTTGTCCATTGCTGGTCACTGCTGTGGGAGGCAATGACGGTACCACATTTTGCACTTCAGTTATTGGGCCCCGAGCGTTATCTATCGCGGCATATTGTTCTGCTGTGGTAGCTGGTACATTTGAACCGGCAACTGCTGCCGGCTGGGCCGGGGCCGGTGTGGTGCCTGTGCTGAGTGCTGCTGCCGATACCACTGATGCTGCTGCTGTATTAGTATTGGTTGCAAATCTGTTTGACGCCGATGCTGTTGCAGGTTGAGTTCGCTCGCTTGGAGACTCACCAATGGCCACTCGACTACTATCTGCAGCTGAGTATTGGGCTGCTGTGGTGATCTGCTTTGGTTTGTTGAACAGGCATATCAATCCTTCAATGGTCTGTTCAAATTGTCCGTTACGGAATTCATGCACTACC